CACCTCTATGTTAGCGGCATGACTATTCATCTGTCCTACTAGTTTAGACTTTAGTGCGTTTATTATTAACTCTCTCACTTACTTTCTCCTTATTATTAAAGTAGCTTTTGTTAAACCCCCTTAACCATTCTTTCCCCCTAAAAGAAGAGGGGCTGAATGGATTAGTGGACTCGTGTATAATAGACCTAGTCTTCCTTGTCCTATAAAAGTCTTTTTGACCTTGTACGTAGAATCTGTCAACGGTAGCCATATTATCTCCTAGTTAACTATATCAACTATTTCACAAGCATCTGCTGTGCAAGCTAATGTTTGATTGCCTATAGTATTATCTTCTTGCTCATACTCAGAAAGCTTTGACCAATTAATAAACTCAGGCATTTTAGTTAGAAACTCCTTGTAGTGCTCTTCAGTACAATCCTGATAAGGAGCTTGTTCATAAACCATATCACTTCTTGGTAAGAAAGACAAGCCCGAAGCTATATTAAAATTTTTATATATCCAAGCACCAGTCTCTAGCCATTCTTCTTTACCAACTGATATGGTAACTGAGGGCTTGTGCTCACACCAATGCATAGCGTACACTTTCCAAAACTCTAGTTGCTCGATAGCAGACATGTCATCCCTGGTTATGCACATATCAGGAGCTTTTATAGGAAAGCTGAATACTGCATTACTTTGGCTCCATCCATCAGTTTCCCAAGGAATGTTTTGGTCCATCATAAATTGTGTGAGTGGGTCTTTCTTATCACCACGAACAGTACGTATATAATACTGACTGTGCCTTGCATGAATACCAGACGCAGAATCTGTGAGTTGTGAAACTGTTCCAGAAGGCTTTACACAAGTAATAGCAGTGGATTGAGGTATGCCAATAGCTTCAGCAAACTCTTTATTGGTATCAACTGCAACTTGCTTAAGTTTAGTTAATACTTTTTCTAAGTTAGTCTTATCATCTTTACCATTAGTAATTGAGTTATCCATAATGCCTGTCATAGAAACACCTAACAATCTCTCTTCAGAAGTATTTGCATTCCATATCTTACGTAAGTAAGGGAAATGATTAAGTGTGGATTGGAATGTTCCTATTATAGTAGCTACACGAACTTTCTTTTGTAAATCTTTAACAGTATCTGTACCACGTACAATTATCTCAGAAAGATTACAGAATTGGTAAGGACGTAATATAATCTCGCTACACGGATTGGTACCAAAGTCATAGTTAGAATCTCTTCTACCATTCTCAGCTGCTTTATCTTGTGCAGCTCCACGATAAAACATACCTCTTTCGCCAGTACCAGACTCAGCTAATGAAAGCCACTCTCTCATAAATGTGTAAGGGTCTGGCTTTTCTGTGTATGCAACTGAGTTATTTGACATCTGTCTCTGTGGCTCAGTCTTATAGAACTCTCCAGTCTTAGCGTGTCTCATTCTATCGTCAGATAGGTTTGACAAACTAATCATAGCAGAACGTCTTACGCCACCAGACACGACAACTTCTCCAACTTTACACATAAGGTCGTGACACTCAAGGCTAGATAACTTTCTACCTTTAGCCTCTTTAAACACTTGGACTGTGAACCTAAACAAATTATCTAGGGGGGTCGGTCCAGATGCTCTACCACCAAATATCTTTAGCTTTGCACCTGCAGGTCTAATTAAGGATAAGTCCCACTGTGGTATTTCTCCAGCCCATAATAAAGCCAATAGCTTACGGAAAGCTTTAGCCCAGCCTTCTTTGCTATCTTTGACAATAATAGTTTCTTCTGTATCAAACAATAGACCTGGAATTTCAGGCAATTTGCTTATGGAATCTCTCTCAACAGAAAAACCTACACCAGTACCACACATTAATATGTACATAGCCTCATCAAAAGCTTTAGGGTCATCCACAGGAAGATAAGAACAGTTATATCCTGCAGTGTTATCTCTCTCTAGTGCTTTACCAGATGTCATCATTGCTCTCATTGAGGGCATAACTTCAGAATGAAGTATAGCTTCTGTAACTTCTTCCTTAACTTGCTCAGACATAGCATAATTATGTTTTTTCATAAGATGTGAACCCATGTAAGATACATATCTGTCTACTGTTTCGTGCCATTCTTCTCTTCTATTCTCATCATCAAGCCAGCGAGCGTATCTAGACTTATGAATAAATTGTTGATAATACGTTGGGAGTGTTACATTACTTTTCATCTTAATACCTTTACAGTTATATCTTTAGTTTTCATACCTATTATCTCATGAAATAGGTCGTTTAGCATATCTTCCATAATATACGGAAGCTCATCTTTATCGAGTGTGAACTCTTCTGTATCTACTTCAGCAGATACTCTAATTGTTATTTTTGATTTTGCCATTCTTCACCGTACTAATTAAGCGAGATAAGTACCACTCGGCTTTCTGCAAATCCTCAATGGGTTTGCCCTTGTACTTGTATCTCCACAAATACTTCATTATATTACCTTGTAAATAGCTTTCAAAGCCTGCACCAGTAGCAGCTTGAATAGCATCAATGCATTCAATACCAAATTCATTATAATGTGAAGGGTTGTTGACCATGTCAGCTGCCTTCTTATTTTTTAAATCTTCTAAATCTCGTGCAGAGTGAACCTTAGTTGTTAAGCTTCCTATAACTCTACGCACAGGTTTATTGTTTTCTTTGTCTTGCATCATCTTCATAAACTCCATATGTCTCATTAATGTACCGTTACTTGTGACTGTATTGTTTCTTCATCTATACTTAAGCGTCCATCTTCTAGGACTTGGTCAGTATCTGTTACAGCAGTGTGCACCATACCTCTTGTTAGTAGAGCATAGAACATAGTGTCTTCTTCTGTCAACAAATTTCTATCATGACTATGGTAAATCTCCACATCAAAACCTTTATCTAAGTGTCTGATTATAATGGCAGAATCACCTCTGTTTAATGCTATTTTGTTTTTCGACATGTCATCACCTCCATAAAATGTTCTGCGTCAACTATGGCTAAAGGCTTTTGCCTATTCATTTTTATAATGAGTAGCGGCTCTCCAGAGTTATCATGACTGATAGCCTGCTCATAGTAATTATAAATTGTTGTCATTCTTTCTGTATTCTTACACTCGATGTTATACGAAAATTGATTATATGCAGCAGTTGATAATTGAACATCTACACCATTGACCCCCATAGGGGTGGACTTTATATCCAATGTAGTTACATTCTTTAAAAGGCTGAGTAGTTTTTCAGCTACCCATGTCTGAAGTTTTCTCCCCTTAGCTTTCGCTGACCTTGTGGACATCTTCTTCTTCTTCAATACGGATTTCTGTAATGTTTTTGGCTGGGATAATGATTGTTTGCCCTTTCGTTTCGAGGCTTGGAAAAGGGACTTCGTTGTTGAGTTCTTTGATAAAGGCATATGCTCTCTCTCTGCTTACTTTAATTATCTTTGCAACAGGTACATCATCAACAGATTTATACTGAAGTGTCAGTGTCACGCCACTCTTCTGAGATGTGTGTGTACCAAAGCCATTTGGGGTTCTTACCTTTGCTTGGAAGTTGTCTTTTGAAATCGAGGTCTTTCCAGCATTCTTTTTTAAAAGAGCAATAACTGCATTCAATTCCGAGTGTTCTATTGCCAGTGGGTTTTTTGTAGAATACTTCTGGGACATCCGTAAAACATCTTTTAAAAGGCTTTCCATTAGATAATGATTTAAAAGTCTTGAGTATCTTAGCATGAACTTCCTCCTTTTCTTTGTTGGTATTTCTGGCTTCGGCTACTGCAATTTCTCCAGTGGATTTATTTAAAGCAATCCAGCCTTTGAATGGTTTTTCACTAGCCATACCGTAGCCATGACCTTGTGTAACATAACCAAAAGCGTCTTGTTCTTTTATTCTGTCGTACGCATCATCAGGTTTGAATTTATTTTCAAAAGCATAAGGTGATGCAGTTTTTATATCATAGATGCCATCATCTAATTCAATATCAAATTCACCCTCAATAGAAGTTTCTTTATTAATTGGTAACTTTACTTTACCATGAGTCTTCTTAATATCTATTCCAGATGCTCGTATAACGGCAATCATAAGAGCTTCTAATACATCTCCCATTGCCATACGCATTTTAAAATCATAAGTAGGTGTTTCTTCTTTCACACCTTTTGCTTGCATTTGTAGTTGGCAAAGAGGCTTACCTGCATTACTCATTCGTAATCTAAAGTCTCCTCGTTGCTCGTTAAATTGTTTATTTAGGGCTTGCTTGCAGTTGTCTGCAAACTCATCTAAAATGTGAGGAGGCATTTCTGCCTCCCCCTTAACCGCTCTTGAAAGGAACGAAACTATAGCGGCTTGTTTTGTATTCATCCTGCTAATGACTCA